TAAGTTAGGGTCGTGATTGAAAGTTAAGATTACATTATCTTCTAAGCGACCATCAAAAGCTCGTTTAGAAATTGTTTCTCTAAAGCCTAAATCTCTACTATCTGTATCGAACAAGGCAGCGTAACCACTTACTTTAGTTTCTTTTGAACTTTCATCCAATCGAACTTCGTAGTTACCATTATATATTCTAGTTTCTTTATTCTTCATAATATAACTATTTTTTTCTTCTTCTCTAGCTATCTCTTTAACCTTTTTCTTAGACCAAGTAAATCCTGCGTTTCCTCCCCATAATGCCCAAGCTATTCTCCAAGCTGTTGGACCACCATCATTTTCTTTAGCAGAATAGTGTTTAGCCTTGTTGTTTTCGTGTCGGCTAAAAAAACTAAACATTCTTTTAATACTTGAGATACTTAAATCACCATTTATTATATCTCTTGCACGAGAAACACCTGTTTGAGTTCCACCTCTACCATATTCTTTTCTCCATTCTAAGCCCTTACGAGCTTCTTCTCTCATTCCACTAGTAGGAGTAGTATTTATATCTTTTAGTGCCACTTAGTATATTCCTATAATATCTCTAGCAGTAGTACCAGTTCTAAATATTTTATCAACATAAACACCTTTTAAAAAAGTTCCACTTGGTATATTTTTTAAAACTACAGTACTTCCACCTGAAAGAGTTACTTTTATGTCACCACCTGTACCTATAAATAATTGAGCATTTATATCAGGTAAATTATTTCTATCATTAGTTATGATTTCTTCAGCAAAATGACCTTTTCCTTTTAATTGGTCTAATTTTCTTCTTTGTTTTTCAGATGAATCTAATCCCATATTATTCTATGTCTTTTCTTGTTGTTCCTTCGCCTAAACTATCTAAAGGCATCATATTACTTTGCATATAAACATTTTCACTTGGTCCACCCATAGAGTTCATATCTTCAAATGCTCTAACCTCATCAGGTGAAATAACACCAATGTTTACAAGTGTTCTATAGTAGTCTGCTCTCGACTTAGAGTCACCTCTTAAAAGAGCAGTTAAGTTGAATTTAAAATATTGTGAGCCTTTCTTATTGAAAGGAATTAACTTTTGGTTCAGTGCCATCTCAATACGCTTAATCCAAGGTGTGATAGTGTGTACCACAAAATCTATTTGTTGAGCCTCGATATTAGAGTAGGTGGCGTTACTTAATTCATTCACCAAATGGTTAGGTACTCTAAATAAACGACAAATATCACTAATTTGATATTGTCTAGTCTCTAAGAATTGTGCCTGATTGTTGGGAATCTGTCGACTAGTGAATTTCATTCCTTCTTCTAAAATTGCAGTTTTACCTGCATTAATAGAACCACTATAAGTTTGATTCCAACTAGCTCTTAATCTCTTAGCAGTCTCAGGTTTCAGGGTTCCAGGATGTTCGAGAATCCCCCCGATAGAGGCTCCATTTTTGAAGAAAGAACCTGCAAATTGTTCGATAGATAAAGATATACCTAAAGACTCTGCTGCACTCTGTATTGGTGACTTACCCATAACTCCATCACAAGATAATCCCTTAACGTGGATCATATTCTCTGAAGTTACTTTACCAGTAATAGGGTAAGGTATAGTTTCGTTTTGCTCTATTTTATAATAAACTTCTCTACCATCAGGTGATACATAGACACTTACATCATCACATTGGATAGGGATTATTTGAGTAGGTAGACCGCCATTGTTTCTTTCAATGTAAGCAAAGAAATTTCCATCGAGGCAAAGGTCTACTAAAGCTCTTTCAAAAAAGCTGAAAGAATTGTAGAGAGTTGAAGGTTGCTCTCCTACTAAAGAGTGAAGTGGATTGTCAGATAAGATATATCTTTTGTTATCTGCATCTTTTTCATATAACGAGATAGGTAGAGAAGCTATTGTTTCAGAAATTACTTTTACGCAGCTCCAAACTGTTGATAGCTGTAAAGAGCGTTCTTTTGAAATTGGTTGGTTAGATGAGTTGCCCATTATTGAAGCGTTCCCATATAAACTTGTGTTGTAAAACCTTTCCTCTTGGTTAGGTTGTACTTGTTGTGGTTTTCTTCTGAAAAAATCTAATATGTTTGCCAAATCCCTAGTGGTTTAATATACCTTATCCATATAGATATATATAAAAAGGGTTTTTGTGAACCTTTTACTTGTATTTTTTTCTAAGGTGTCCTGTAATCCCTTTGATATACTTGTAAATTTGCCTTGTAGAAACACCCATTGTCTTAGCTATATCAGTAACTTTAAGGTTATAAACGTACCTCAACTCAACTATTTTCTTCTCTTTTTTAGTGAGTAAGTGCTGTATATCAAGCCAAATCTTGTCAGCTAATGGATTATATTCTTCCTTGTCGTCAATATCAATGAAAGGTATTTGTTGTCTGTACTTCTTGTGGAATGGTGAAGTACTAGAGAATACTTGGTTAGTGATTATCCTAGCTATATAGAATTTGAAGTAACCTTGTTCGTAGATAGTTTGCACAGACTCATCGCCTTGATTAAGCAAAATTAAGCACACCTCTTGCACTAAGTCATCCACAAGGTAAAGGTTTTTATTGCTCCTAAGAACATTCGTACAAATCTCTCTAATTGAGTTGTACTCCTTTTCTACTATCTCGTTCTTAGATAAAAAATATTTCTTTGTCATCGTAAGCCGAGCCACCTTTATTTTTATTTTCCATAGCCTCAGATAGTGCCATAATACAAGCTACGATACCATCAATCTTTTCGTTACTTTTTGCTTTGTTAGGTTTTACATTACCAGCAGGGTCAAATGTAAGTACCACATTACTCATCATCCATCTAAGGACAGGATCGCCATTGTGACGAATCTTACCACTAAGAATTAATGTTTCAAATTCTTTAGTTGCAGGTGACATAGTTTTAAATCCTTGACCTACAGGAACACAAGGGCATCCATCTTCTGTCAGGTCGATTATTAGTTGACTTGAATTCCAACGGTCATACGCAACTATCTGAATATCATATAATTCACTTAACTCAACAATCTTTTGTTTTATATAGTTGTAGTCAGTTACATCTCCAGGAGTATAGATAACATAATCCTCTCTGTGCCACTTATCATAATTTACTTTATCTCTCTCAGACCTTCTCTTAGCGTTTTCTTCAGGTACAAAATTGTAGTTGATTATATCATAACCACCCTCGTCATCAGGGAATAATAAAGCTAAACAAGTAATATCTCGTGTACTTGCAAGGTCTAATCCTGCGTAACAAACTTTACCTCTTAAATAATTTCTATCTACCTCACCATCACAAAGCATCCACTTCTCGTCACTAATCCACTTAGTTTCATTGGCAACCCATTGATTTAAGTGAAGTCTACGCCAAGTATTCTCAAATGATGGTTCATTTTTTGCTTTGATAGCTTGTTGTTGCATATACTCTTTAGTCACTATACTTCCGTAACCAGGATTAGCCTTTTTCCAAACTTCTTCGCTAAAAATATCATCTCCCTCATCAGCCTCATAAACAACTGCTAAGAACGATTCATCCTGAATAGAACCTTCAATTAATTTTTTAGAATAGTCGTAAAGCTCTCTCGATATGTGGTCTTTCTGATTACCTGCCCCAGCTGTCGTAATCCCGAGCATCAACGGCTCTTTCCTAGCTCCCATACTCGTGAGTAACACATCGTAGAGGTCACGATTTTTGTGTGAGTGAATCTCATCTAGTAAACAACAAGAGAGGTTTAGTCCGTGCTTAGTATCTGCATCAGCCGATATAACTTTGTAGTACGATCCAACCTTATCATAAGTGATTGAGTCACGATAAGTACCTGCTCTTTTGATAAGATTAGGTTCTTGTAAAACCATATTTTTAGCTATCGAAAATGACAGCCTGGCTTGTTCTTTATCTGCGGCTGCACTCACGATTTCGGCTCCTTTCTCTCCATCAGAAAAAAGCATATAGAGTGCTATACCAACCATCATCGTAGTCTTTCCATTCTTACGAGGAATGAAGATAAAGCATTGTCTAAATTTTCTAAGCTTTGTTTTCTTAGACTTCCAACCGAATATAGCTTCTATGATTTCTATTTGCCAAGGCTCTAGTACGAATGGTTGACCTGCTAATTCTCCCTTAGTGTGTTTACAGAAAGTTTGAATAAAGTCACAAGCTCTCTTCGCTGACTTCTCATCAAAGTAGTATTTAGACTCATCTATTCTGTGAAGATTATTCGCCACCGTTAAAGAAATTTTCTATTTTAACATCAGGTGTGTTACCTTGATTTTCAATGGCATTTACCTTAGCTCTACTAGAAGGGGTTAGACCAAATTCTTTAAGGAGCTGAAAGACTCTGACAAAAGATTGATTAGCTATTTGTACTTCAGGTCGAATAACCGATTTAGAATTACCTTCCCTAGAAGTAACTTCCATAGTCGCACCTAGCTCGTTTACAACTTCTTTAGCTAACTTATATTCGCTATAAGCATCACAAAGTAAAGTTAAGGCTAACTCATCTGCCTGAGTCAGGACAGACATATCGTGAAGTAAATTACTTAGTTCACTAAATGCCTTTTGTCCGTCTTCAGATAACCAAGTTGGTATCGGGGGAATAACAGAAGGTAGCTTCGGTTCGTTTTCGTTTAAACGATCCTTGCGAAGTGTACCTCTTTGCTTTTTTAATTCTGTTGGTAGTCTTTTCATAAACCTAGACAAATATATAAAAATTATTTAAACTATATATATATACTTTATCTTTATCTTTATCTTTAACCCTATCCTTGACCCCAAGTATGGGGTATGTTAGAGGTCAAAGAAGGGGTATGGTTGAGGTCAACTAAGGGGCTTGTTTGAGGTCAAAGTAACCCCTTTATCCTCTAAGCCGTATTTATAGTAGTATTTCTTGTAGGCTTTCCAGTTAGTGAACTTCTCAAGTTTCCACCCGAACATCAATTCGTCAGTTCCCTTAGTCACCAACTTAACTTCTTTTTTTTCTTCTTCCATAACATTTTTTTTAGATGGGCTAATATACAAAAATAGTTTGGGTAAACTTACAAATGGACTAGGTAGA